CTGCCAGCTTGGCCGCGTCGACCTTGAGATCGAGCACGCCCCACAGACCGCAGACAACCTGCGAGAAGTCGCCGAAAACCCACGTATCGGCCGGCACCTGGTTGGTCGCCTCGGCCTTGTGGCCGTTGACCTTGTCGTCTTCCCAGATGCAGCCGCCGACGTTGGCAAACTTGAGAGTTTGCATTGCCGCGCCGCGCTCGATAATGCCGGTCAGGTAGGCCAGTGCGCCGCGATCGGCGTTGTAGGTGCCGATTTTGGTCAACATGTCGACCAGCTTGCCGAAGGTGATGCCAGTCGACGGGTAGACGATGCCAGGCACGCCGACGTCATTCAGCAGACCCAACGGCGCCTTGCCACCAGGGCCGGCGAGCATGGCGTAGTCGACCGCAACGCCCATACCATCGAGCAGGTCGGTGATGATCAGCGACTCGATCGAGCGCGAGGCCTGCTTACGCAGCTTACGAGTGATTGGCACGGCGCCTGCGATGGTCTTTGGCGTCATGTTCAGAGTGGTGAAGTCGAAATCGCTGTCTTGCGCGTTCTCACCCTCACCCAACCACACGAACGCCGAGCCGCTGGTTTTCTTCGGCAGATCAACGTCGCCGTCGAGGCCAGTCAGAATTTTCATGCCGAGCTGAGCCATTACCATCTTGTTGCGCAGCACGTCGGCAAACTGGTCGAGCAGCAGGTCGGTACTGACCATTTCGCCGCCCTTTCCGGCAGTGCCCTTGGACAAGCCACGCATCAGAATGTCGTGCGGCACGTAGAAGCCGCGCGCATCCTTTTTCATGGTGGTGGCGGCGGCGATGTTTACCGCACGCTCGAGGCCCGCTTTGCTCCAGTCACCAGTAGCGGCGGCATTGAGCGCGCGCATCAGCGAGTAGCGTTCGGCCTCCTTGTCGGAGACGCCCAGGCCGCGAGCGCTGACGTCGTGCTGCAGGAAGCCCGGCAGATCGCGATCGCCTTGTTTCGGCTCAGCAGGAACGGCGGCCGGCTTGGCCGGTGCTTGGCGCTCGAGCAGGATGCCTCGGAATTGCTCGAGGGACTGGCCGGAGGTAATTGCGGTTTGCGCCAGTTCGCGCTGACTGAAACGCTCGCCCAGGGCGAGCAGATCCTCGACGCGGGTGCGCTCGAGCAGTACAGGGTCGGCAATAACGGCGGCCGGCACTTGAGTACGGGTGCCGTCGGTTGGGTTCAATTCAGGGGGCATTGCGATACCTCGAATGTTGATAGTGTTGGTTGTGTCACTGGAACGCCCCACCCCGACGGTCGGGTCTGCAGGCACTGAAACGAGCGAAGCCTCGTAAGGCTCCCACGCGATAACGCGGTAATGGTCGACGCCGTCGACGGTGCGCTCGAGCACCATGTCGTGAATGAGGTAGCCGCACGAAATGTTGCGGCGCACGCCGTCGACGACGTCCTGCCAGATGGCCTCGACCGCTGGATCGCGGGTGAAGCGCACCAGGGCGCGCAACTTTCGATCACCGTCGAGCCAGGCCCTTTCGATCACGCCGATTTGCTGCGAGCCGCGGTGCTCCATGAGCAGCGGTGCGCCGGTCAGAAAGCGGGTCAGATCGACCGCATCGGCCGAGTGGTCGAGCACCTCGTAACCGAAGTAACGACGCACGGGGTACTCGCTGGAAACCGCCACCTCAACGGTGCGGGCCTCCAGATCGATGGTCGATTTGTCGACCGAGAGCGCTCGAGCGAGGACTTTCCCCTCAATCGTGCGCAGCACCGGCAACGGCGCAGGCTTACTCGTCGTCGTCGACGGGTTCGTGCTTACGGTCATTGGTTTTTTCCGTGTTGGTTGATGGGTCCGGCAGCAGCCCTTTTTTGCGCAGCAGCTCCTCCTCGGCCTCGATCTCGTCGAAAATCTGCTCGGGGTCGTCGCCGTTGGCTCGGATGTACTCGGAACGGGATTTAGTGCGGTTGGCGATGCTCTCGCTGGCCGCTTTTGCGTCCTTGAGAGGGTCGACCCAGTCCCAGCCACGGGCCTGCCAGGCCTGCTCGCTGCAGCGATCCATATCGCGCGGGGCGATTTTCAGAGCGCCTTTCAGCACGGCGCAGTCGAACCATGTCGGGCCGATACGCTCGAGCAGGTCGCTGATCGCCATTTCTTGCGCGCACTTGTAAAAGTCGCGCTCGTCCAGCTCGCCGGAGCGAAGCGACGAAAAATTCACGCCTTCCAGGTCGTTGGCGAGCCGGTTGTAGCTGGGGCCGAGGCCACCTGCCGAGCTCCGCTGGTTGTCCTTTACGAACGCCGCGTAGTCACTGCCGGGGCTGGCCGTCTGGTGCTGCTTGTAGGTCAGGCCATACGGCAGAACGCGCGCGGTGCCAGCCTCGACCGTCTCGGAAACCTCCTCGTCGGTGCCTTCGTCTGGCGGGTCCAACCACTCGGGGTTTTGTTCGTAAAAGCCGGTGATCTTGGCCGACTGCTCTGCCTTGATCCGCGTCGCGCTGCGAAACTCCTCCAGGTGGTGAATGTCCAGCGCCGCCGCGTGCGTCCAGGTGAACCCGCGCGCCTGGTGCGCTCGCCAGTTGTCGAAGCTATGCACCAGGTCATCGGCGGAAATGCGCTCGTATCTCTCCTCGGCGGTCTGGTAGACGTCGCCGGGGTGACTGCGCAGCAGCCAATAGGCGACCGGCTTTTCGTATCCGTCGAGCTCGACGCCCATGCGAATGCGGTTGCCGTTGGTCAACATGGTGTTGAGGTGCAAGTCGAGGCGATCGGCCTCTAGGATCTGCACCGCAAAGCCCCATTTGTTCGGCCAGTTGCGGTGCAGCCGCACCAGCACCTCGCCGTCGCGGGCCAGAGTTTCAACCCACAGCCACAAGAAACTGACGTAGGAGTAACGCCCGGTGACGTCAAAGCTCCCTTTTTTGGTGAACTTGCCCCATTCCTTCTCGATCAGGCGCCGCACGATGCGATCGGGCGTGCCGTCACGCAGCACCGCTTTCGACTGCAGGCGAATGCCGTAGGGACCGACCACGTTCTGCCGCAGAAGCCGATAAAAGCGCTTGAGCAACGAGGTATTGATCGACTGCTCGCGCGCGCGCTGGCGCAGCGTCTCGTGATCGCCGTAGATTTCCTGGTTGGCGTCGGCCGAGCTCGATCGAGCCGACCAGCTGCTCGTTAGGCGATCTTTGCCGGCCATCTTGAAGCCACGGCGACCGACAGTAGGCTCACGGCGCCCGGCGCCGGCATCAAGAGCAGGCGATCGCCTGCCGCCCAGGCCGAACCAGGACAACGCGCGTTTGAGCGGTTTCATAGGGCTATCTCAGTCGGAATTTAACGGGACGGCCGCAGGGCCAGCGGCTCGACTTAGCCCGCTGGATTTCGCGCTGATACTTTGTGCGCAGGGCGTCCAGACGCTCGATCGGAATCCGGTCGAGGCGCTGGCCGTCGATTTCGTAGCTCTGCTGGTCTTTCGGGATGCGCTTCTCGAGCGCCGCCTCGATCAGGGCCAGCATTTTTTGAGCATGGTTGCGAGCGTCGGTCGGCTCTGCCGTTTCGAGGTTCGCCCCCACGTCGAGGGTGCCGGTGGCAACCGTCAGGCGCTGATCGCCTCGAAAGGCAAGTGCAACCCAGCGGTAAAGCCCCGGCGCCCATGTGGCCGTTGTCTCGGCGCTGAGCTCGACCGTGTAAGGGGTCGTCTGCAGCGCCTCGACGGTGTGGCGATCGGGGCCGCTGAGCACGTAGCGCAGGCCCCAACCGGCAGACGCCGGGCGATCGGGCACGGCACGCGACCAGGCGGCAGAGTCGCCGGCATGAAGTTGTGTCGGTTCCATTGATTCACTCGGCACCGGCAGACGGCGCCGGGGCGCTACCTAGCCGGCTTCTTGATGATTTTGAAACGCCCTTGGGCCTTGGCTGGCGGTGCGTCAGCACGGCGCTGCCTGGCGGCAGGCTTGGCCGGGGCGGATGGCTCGGGAGGCGCTCGCGACTGGGGCACCGGGCGAGGCGCTGCAGGCAAAGGCGCCGTTTCTGGCTCCTCCTCGTGCAGATCCTCGGTGACGCGCAGCGGGCCGGCCTTGATGGCAGCGGCCAGCTCGACGCGGGTCAGAGCGCCCAACTTGCGGCGCTGCAGCTTGTCGCGCAGCGCCATGATGTATTGCATTGCCTCGCAGTCGAGGTAGTGGTTTTCGCCGACCTGGTGAAACTTCCCCTCGGCCTCGCGCCACTCCTCGCCGACGATCTCTTTGCAGTAACCGTCGGTGACCTGCTGATGCAACAGCCACCAGCCGGCCCGATCGTCTGGCCGACCAAAGCGGCTATGCACCCACCGCTTAGCGAATGGCGAATCGAATGCCCAACGGGCGTCGCCACGCTTGCGCGTTTTGCCCTTGCGATCGACCTCGACCATTTCCTTGCGAAAAGGCTTGTCCAGGCGATCACGTCCACGCAGGGCGATCGCCCGGTTTTTGTGGTCGTTGATGAACTGATAAACCTTGTCGTCGCGGTAACCGATGTCGATCCCGGTCATATTGATGGGATGGTCGCCGTATTCGGTGTCGATCAACTCGCTGAGCTGATCCCATACGGCGTCTTGATCGGTGTCGCCCCATAGGTCGCCGTGCTCGAGGAGCATTGAACCCATGCCGGCATACCAGGCACGCACCACGTAAACGAGGCGGCGTTTCTGTACGTCGATCGTGCAGTAGATTTTCAGCGGCTCGAGCAGCAGTTGCCCAGCCGAGTAACCCCAGCACATAGAGCGAACCTGCTCCCACGTCGGAACGTCGCCGCTCTGCGCGTAGCACTCGCCAAAACCAGTGTTATAGACGGCCAGCAGGTCGGCAGGATCGCCAGACAGCTGCGCCGCCAAAAGATCCTTGGCGAGAGCGCCGTAAGTCTTTTTCGAGGAGAACGAGCACAGGCCCGAGGCTGCAAACGAGTAATGCGTCGAGCCGGCTGTCTCAGCGACGCCGGTTATCTCGCCGTCGCGACTGATCGACTGACCAGGTGCAACAGCGCGGCCGCGCTCGTTCATCCAGGGGCGCCACTTACTTTCAATCTGGCAGCCACTGGCACCGCAGGTCAACCGGGCGCCGCGCTGAGCTTCGTCCGGGGTGCATTCGTTTTCTGAGCCTTTGCCTGGCCACCAGAGCAGCCCCGACCAGGGAATAAAATACTCGCTGCACTCGGGACACGGGACCGCCCACTCGTGGCGCGTGCCCGACTGCCAGAGCTTCCACACTGCCGAGCCGAGCGCCTTAGTCGACGCGACTTGCCAGTGCTCGAGCCCCGATACCTCGTGCCGGCGCTTGCTCACTCGGCCGTGCGTTGGCGTGGCCGTGTAACCGATTTTTGAGCCGTCGTATGCGTCGCCTCGACGCTCGACCAGGCTTACAGTCGAGCCCTCGCCCGTGTTTACGATCCGATCGACCTCGTCGACCATGATCAGGCCGGCAGAGTCAGCCGACAGACCGGAGGGCGAGCCCGCCCAAACGAAACGTAGCTTTGTGCCGGCGATCCATTTAACGAACGTCGTGGACTTGCGAACATCGAGCTTTTCAGTCAGCGAATCGCACTCGCTGATCATGTCGTCGAACTTAGGGACCACCGCATCTTTCAGCAGCGGCGCCGTGGGCGCGATGTACATGATCGGCGTCGGGTCTTCGTCGAGCCGGTGGCCAATGATGTTTTCCATCGTGACCGACTTGCCCATCTGCGTTGCCGTGATGAACGTCACCCGGTCAAAGCAAGGCTGCGCAAAGGCCCACGAGACGGGGCGCATGTAAGGGTTTACGTCAGGATTGAACGGGCCGGGCCGTGGCGAGCTGGGGGGCATGATTCGCTTGTCGCGAGCCCACTCGTCAGCTGTCCTCGGTGGCGGCGCCTGTACCAGTGTCGAGACGTAATGAATCGATTTGATCAACGTCCGAAGCGAGCTCGCGTGATCGATGTTCGAGGCGGTCGGCAGTAGCCGCTCGGATACGCCTCGTTTCCTCAAATAGTCGAGCTCGGATGAGTGCAGGGTCATCGATAATCGCCAGATCGGCAGCGCAGCGGCTCGGCAGCGCGTCGAGCTGCGTTGCGTAGACCGCTGCAATGCTGGTGTTTAGATGAACGAATGTTTCGTTCGGAATGAGTCGGCCGCGTACCTGGTCGATTTCGAGCTGCAGCTTTTCGCGCCTTGCGCGCTTGAGCAGCCGATCCTCAGTTGACGCAGAGCTGAGCCCCTCCTCGTCCTCGCCGTCGTCGCCCATTTCCCGCCGCACTTCGCGCAGGATCAGCCACTCAATCGCGGCCTGGCTATCGATCTGGACGGCAACGCCACGGCCACCGCCCCCCGAGGTTGGCAAACCTTCCTCGATCAATTTCGAGATCCAGCGCTCAGACTTGCCGAGCAGGTCGGCGAGGTCTTTTTTGCTGACGATTTTGCCCATGGGGGAAAGGACCAAAAGGGAAAAAGTGAAAATGTCCAAAGGTACAAAAGTCCTTTCTGACTTTTGTCCTTTTGACACTCGGGAAATTAGGTCGAGGCCCCGTCGCACCTGGCCGAGCAATCAAGCTGGCGATGCAGGCCGGGGGGCCTCAAATTCGGAAGTAAGGACTGAACTTTCAGAGAGCGACACGCGCGAGGCTCGCGGTGTTACGCCCCGTGAAGGGGGAGGGTCCGGGGGAGGACCCAAAACGCGCGGCGCACCATCACAGTGCGCACTTGACCACGGCAGCAGCGCAGCAGCCGGCAGCGAAGTCGCCGACGAACGCCTGATCATTTGCAACGCCGTCGGCACGATAGATTTCGAGGCCGGCGATCAAGCCAACCTTGGACGCTTCGACCAGGTTCGCTTTCAAGCGGTAACCCTCGAGCTTCCACAGTTCATTGCGCGCCGCCGCTTTGACTTTCGCGATCGCAGCGTTTCGGCAAAGCGACTCGTTGAAGTTTTCAGGGCTCACGCAGCCGGCGCTCGCGGTCGCGATCTCGAAGCCTGCCGGATTGATCGCAGAGGCCAGAGTCGTGAACGTGCCGGGAATCACGGAAGTGTGATAGCTCAGTTGCTCGACCAGGGCGTCGATCTGAGCGGGAGTGATGCGAGGAGCGGTAAGGCCGAGCGCGACGATTTGCTGCTCGATAGCGTTTTCGTTCATGTGTGTCCGTCCAATGCCAGAAGGTGCAGCGCTGCAAAACAAGATGAAGGCCGACCGCGTTTTTTTTAAATGCTGATGCGAAAATAAACGCGATTAGCGTGTGTCAGCAGCGGCCTCGGTATTTTTTTCGTATTCCCTGACGTACGCCTGCAGCTGCGTCAGCCGCTCGGCTGTTTCGTTGCAGGTGGCGTAGTTTCCGGCGCTGGTTGCGGCGACGGTAGAGAGCGCAATGCCGCTGGGGACGTCATCAGCAGCGCCGGAGGGCTCAGGGGTAGGCAAGTTGCCTGCCGCTGCGTCATGCACCCGGACAAAGCCAGCGTTAACAACACAAGCGGCGTCAGCCTTCGCAGAGACATAAACCGGAACCTCTTTAATGAGTGTGGCGCCGCGCTCCCTGATCACTTGGACGCGGTCGACGTATTGCGTGACGATGCGATCGCGCACCGTGCCCAGCGCCTGGCCCTGCTCGAAAGCCTGGCTAAGCTGGTCGCGCTCGGCCTGTTTTGCCTTGGCCTGCTCGGCGCTGGCGCCGTAGATCCAGCCCAGGGCGAAAAGCAGCGCGCCGATGATGGCCAGGCCTGCCCAGGTAGATAAACGAGTCATAGGCCCACCATGCACAGCTCGCGCTGTATTGAGCGGCGCTGAATGATGCCGCCGCAGTCATTGGCCGCGACGCGGCAGTCTTTGCCGCCGACGTACACCCACCGGCCGAACTGCGCAGCCGCTCCTCGCTGATCGCCGGCCTGAGCCAGGCGTAGCAGCGTGGACTTAGCGACAGCGCCGTGACCGACGTTGTAGTGCATGTCGGCGATCGCGATTTTGCAGAACAGGCCGACCGGGGAGGCGTTCGCCTGCACAAAGTCGACCGAACTGCCGAGATCGCTCTGCAGGTACGCGGCGCACTCTGGCTGCGTGGCCACGGCGCCGCGCTTTACGCCGCCCGTGTGGCCCGTGCAGATCGTCCAGACGCCGCCCGTGTCCGGGTACGCCTTGAATCGCGTTCCTTCCATTTCAGGCGTCAGCACCATAAGCCCGGCGATGATCGCGGCGCGCTCAACTGGCGCCGGTAATCCCGTCTGACTCACAGTGAAGCCGGCAGCAGCGAGCGAGAACGTCACAGCGGCGATAATCCGCTGTAGCAGGCTCATTCGTTGCCACCAGCAGCAGGCGGCGCCTGGTCGTCAGACTTGCGCAATCGAAGCCACGCAAATTTAACGACCGGCCACAGCCAGCGGCGCACCACAAAATCAACGAACATGGCCAAGGCGTAAGCAGCCATGAATCTGGCCGCCCATTCCTGAGCTGTCAGACCGTAGATCAACAGGCCGCCACCCATAGGTGCGAGTTTAGGAGCCTCGACCTTAGCCAGGGCGAGAAGGG